TTGGCATTTCAACAACACGTCTTGGGTTGCGCATCATCCATCCGAAACCCTTTGTTATTTTTGCCCTCTTTTCCTTTGGAATCCGGGTGTTTTCCCAATCCTCCGGCGTAAACTCTTTTATCGGCTTCACGTCGTACAACTCAACCAATCCCAAAGTAACGCCGCTTTCCATTCCGGGATAAACCGGTTTTGCCGACGAACAAATAAGAACGTCGCCACGGTATGACGTTTTTTTGCTTCTAACTTCAATTGATTTTCGCCCGTAAACAACGCCGTTTTCGTCTTTGTATGCCGCCGTTACCAAATCATTTGCGTATGGCTGTTTGACGGTCAACGCACGCCAACGGTCGTGTTTTTCGGGGTCATATTCTTTGCTATTAAACTGCATAACTTTATTTTTTATCTTTCCCGGCGGGTTCCTTGTAATGGGCAAAACCAATTGGTCGTATCGGTTCCGGCTCCGGAACGGCTGCGTCCTCCTTATTGTATTCAAAAGAAACAATAACCGTTCGCCCCTTTGTCCGTGTCCCAATCAGCCGGGAACCCTCCGGGATTTGAATTTTAATTTCGTTCCTCATTCTCAAAATGGCAAATCATCTTTGTCTTGGTCGGGAATTGGCGGCGGCGGTGTTGGTGCGCCTCCCTGCTGCGTTGTTTGTCCGTCTTTCTTTGGCGACAACATCTCCATATTATACCCGTAAACTTCCGTAACGTATCTTTTTACGCCGTTGTTGTCCTCATAACTGCGGGTTCTTATTTTCCCCTCAATATAAAGTTTATTGCCCTTTTTTACATACTCTTTTGCAATATTTGCCAATCCATTTTGCAAAACAATATTGTGCCATTCGGTGCGCTCCGGTACTTCTGTACCATTTGCCGTTTTAAATGCTCTGTCAGTTGTCGCCAACGTGAATTGCGCAACCGAACCGCCGTTGTCGAAATCTTTATACTCCGGGTCTTTTCCGACGTTACCCATTAAAATAACTTTGTTTACACTCATAGAAATATAGCTTTAAAAATCCAACTTCCAATACTCCATAACGTCCAAATGTATGACGCAACCGTTAACGCCACGAACGTATAAAATACAATTTTATATCCGGTTTGTTTTTTGATTTTCATCTACTTAAATTTTACACCATCCAACAAATATTGTTTCTTATTGTCCGACCATCCGGCGGCATGGTTTATCGCTTTTCGGTCGTCGTCGTGTACGAACTCACAAACCCAACCGCCGACGCTTGATTTTTGAACTAATCGAACCAATTTACCAACAATGAAAGAACTCAATTTATAATAACTTGAATTTTCGCCAACAAACAAAACCCGTCTTTCTGCATTTATTTCGGGCGGATTTTCGATTTGCGGGCGTTTCTCCCTTTCCGAATATGTTTGTACCCGTCTGAAATCATTTTTGATTGAACGGCGGGAAATTGCCCCGTAATCGGGTTGCCTCTTTTTGATTCTCATTTTTTATATCTCCATTTATAACCCTTATGCAAATTTCCTTTCCCTTTACATACCTTACAAATTGCCGTTGCCGAAAAATTGCCTTTTCGGGCGGCTTCTTGTATGCTAACAAATACATTTACAACAATACCGTTTTTTATTTGCTCAACCGCTTTTTCGTGGTGCGGTTTCGCTTTTTTTCCAATCCATTTAGATTTTGTTATTGGGTTATTCTGATTTTCTTTAACCGTAACCCAACGCAAATTATCTGCATGGTTATTGGCTCGGTCGCCGTCGATATGGTCGATACATGGTTTGTTGTCCGGGTTCGGAATGAAAGCCGCCGCAACTAATCTATGAACACGGAACATTTTCCCGGTTCCATTTTTCCATAAACTAATTATTTTATATCCTTTCAAATATCCGCCTTTCATTAGAAACGCATCCTTTTTTAAGGAACGAACATTACCATAATTAGAAATTTGATAATGTCCTTTGTAACCCTCAATATCTTTCCAAATTTGCATACTCATTTTTCATTAATTCAATCATTCTCATATTGCCGGAATATATACGCATTTTCGTTTTATCCCCATTCTCCCAACATGAATGATGTTCAAAACATAGTATATTTATATTTCTTGCATCATGCGCCATTTCGGGAAACGCTCCACGGGTCAATATATGCGAACAATAAACGGCGGAATAATTCCGTAACGGCTTTAAACATTCCTCGCATCTGTGCGGCTTATGCTCCCAAACCCACCGGAAAAACCGTTGGTTGGCAACGGGAATGTCGCCACGTCCTAAAACGCAATTCCCGAACACTTCCCGTTGTAACTCAACACGCAACCGTATATCTAACCGAAAATTACGAATATCCAATAACGGTTCGTAACCACGTGCAACGCAATATTCATATTCGCAACGCTCGGTCAACAATATTGGCTCCATTACATATTGTCTGTATCGTCCGCCGGGTCTGCCATTTCCGGGAACATATCATTTTCATTTTCGTTGTCTGCATCATTTACGTAAACTAACGGGTTTGGTTCCCCATCAGCCCCGAACAAATCCATTTGCGCCTTTTTGCCATCAAATATAAATTCGTAAACCTCGTTTTCAATATCGCAAACAATGTTTTCCAACTCTTCCTCAAAACCGAACGTTTCAACGTTATATTTCATTCGTGGGGTATTGATTGCTGTTTTCTGATTGTTTGATATGGTAAACAATCCGGTTAAAACGACGCCTACGTTATCATCTTGCCCGGACAAAGAAACGCCCCTAACCTCTATATTGTTCAAACATTCTTCCGCAAATGCGGCTGAAATATCTGTTTGTTTCTTTGTTGCTTTAAACTCCGGCGTTGCCATCATGGTTTTAAATGACGTTATGTTGAATACACGTCCCATAATCGGGCGCAAATCATTAAACAAATGACGCAAATCCGGGTGTATGTCTTTTGCACTCAATACATGGTATTTGTTCGTGTAACTCTCATTTCCGACAACTTCCGTTACTTCATAATGTACGTCTAACCCGCCATCTTTCAATAACTTTACTTTCGATAATGAAAACTTTTCCTTTGTAGGAATCGGCATAACATTTTGTTTTTTTTCGCTCATAATTTTTAATCTTTATTGTTTCCCGGTTCCTCCGGGTCGGTTTCTTCTTGGAAATACTCGCACGGTTCATCATCAGCACAACGACCGGACAAACAACATACCGGATAATCCACGCAATCAATGCACATTTTTTTTTCGTTCATAATTTAAAAGTCTGTTTCATTTAACAATTTTGCAACCTTGTTTTCCGGCTCTGCATCCGGTGCAAATATCGGTTTCGGGTCGTGAACTAAAACTTCCCTTTTTACCTTTTTGGTCTTTGCGGGTTCCGGTTCCGGGTTAAACTTCAATTGTTCCGCCGGATATTCTTTTGGTTTCAGTTCTATAATACCATTTTCCACCAAAACCGGAATACAACGTTTGCAGGCTTTCACGTCCTCCAACGCATCATGCGCCGGGAATGTTTCGCCGGGGAAACACTTGTTGTAAAGTTCCTCCAATTTCGGATATTTGCCCGGACGTCCGTCTGCATACAATGCGCCAACAAATTTAATTGTTTTCATCATCGTATCAATTCGTTTGCCCTTAAACAATGCGTCCTCCGCTTTTGCGTCGTAATATTCACGACCCATAATGCGCAATATCATTGCTTTTACAATTGACGTATCAAAGTAAATGTTATGTCCGACCAACAAACGGGCTTTTTTGCAATCCTCCAAAAATTCGTCTATAATGTCAGCAAATGGGACGCCCTCGGCGTTTGCTCTCTCTGCTGTAATTCCGTGTACCTCAATTGAGGGCTCCGGTATTTCCCACCCCTCCGGCTTTATGATAAATGAACGTTCCTTTTCGTTTACCGCCCATGCCAATTGCACAATATTTGGAAATTCCGCAAAATCAACGTCCCATTTTGCGCCCTTTGGGGGAAACCCGGTTGTTTCACAATCGAACGTCAAAACATCTTTCATAATGTCGTTTATCTCATTTCCTTTGCTGTCTTTCAATGTTACTTTTTTCATAATAAAAAAAATCTTTTTTGCCCGTCTTTATTGGGCGTTTGTTCAACATAATTTGCCCGTGTAATCCACACGCAACCGCATTTCAAACATTTAACCCGGCTATATCCATGCGGCGTATATTGGTACCGGATAACCCGCCAATCTTTCAACGGGTAACATTTACGGGGTTGGTTATACTTGCAAAACATATTATTTTTTCTTTTTTAATCTTCTTGTTTCCTTTTTACGGGTATTATACCCGGTTTTAAATGCCGACAAATAAATAAAATCGCACGCATCAATAAACATTTCGCTTGTCTTGCATAATTTATATATTGGGCAATCCGTACATTTAATCCGCCCGCTTGCCTCTCTCGCTTTCTTTTCCAACGGGCTTAATTCTGAATAATGCCTCATATTAAATGCTTCTTGGGTCGTCTATAAACGTGTTGTATTCCTCTGCGGCAATCTGTTTCAAATGCTCAATATGTTCTATCAATTCCGCATTGCTCAACTCTGCAATTGTCCGCAACCGGGTTTCATATTTCCCGGTGTTAATATCCGGGGTCTGCTCATACATAACCGGGGACAACTCACGCAATCGGCGTTCGGTTTGTTCCTCTGTCAGACGTTCGCCCGCCTCCCAAATTCCGGTTCTAAACGTTGGTACAACGTAATTGAAATAATAACCTTTCAAAGCCTCTGAAGAACCGGGCGACGCTACAATAAAACGGCCGATTATGCGGCTACCTTTGTGCATTGCAAAGAATTGATTTAATTCCCCCATGTACATTTGTAAACCGCCGTTATTATTAATCATTCCCGTTGCTGTTATCTCTCTTTTCCTCATTGTCTTTCTTTTCTTGGTCAACAAATTGTTTCATGGTCTTATTAAAAGCCTCTCCGCCTACATTCAAAATAAACGTTCTTTCGCTGCTTGAATACCCCTGTAATTTTTTATCCATCGCCGACGCATAAAGAACGGTCATTTGTCCCGGTTCAAATACTCCTTTTTCCTGCAAACGGTCTATCGGGTGCCGTTTCAATGGGGCGTTTGCGCTTATTCCTGCATTTCTCCGGGTGTTTTCCAAATCGGAAATAACCACTTTCAGATTATTATAAAAAGCGGGTGTTTTCAACACGTCCGCAATTGTCATTTCTTTAACTTCCATATTGTTTTGTTTAAGGGACGCCGGGGAACCGACGCCCCGGTTAATTACTCGCTTTCTGTGTATTCCTCAATAATCAAATCGTCCTGCCCTCTTTTAACTTCTTCAATGAATCCTTGGAACCCGTTTTTCTTGGCAATATCAATAATTGCTTGCAATCTCTTTTCGCCCAAACTTTCGCCCCTCGCAATGCGGAATACTTTCACGGTTGGGTTACTTGCTATAATCAGTTTTGCGGCAACCTCCATTATCTGCGAATCTGAAACCTTTCCGGCGACAAATGGGACGTCATTTAATACTAACCCATCATCACTAAACGAAAGCCCGGAAATCGGTAATTTCGCCGACGAAATAAGTTTTTCACGCTCGGCGGATAATTCCGCAATTTCTGAATACATCTTTTCCGCTTCTGCTTTTTTGTCGTCTGCTTGTTTTTTCTTTGAAAGATAATCGGCAACCTTTGCAGCCTTTTTGTTGTGTTCCTCGGCTTCTTTCAATTGTTTTTCTGTATCGAAATTATTCGGGTTCAAAGCCTCATAATCTGTTAACCATTTTTCGGCACTTGCTATTTTTCCCTCATAATCTTTCTTTTCTTCTTCAACGACCGAAACGGTTTGTTTATACGTCTTTTCGGCTTCTTCCATTGCTTTCTTTGCCGCCTCAATTGCTTTATTGTATGAATCTTTGGCGGCTGCCAAACGTACCGGAATCTCTGCCAATCTCCCCTTTCTTTCTTCCATACGTAAACGCACGCCCTTTGCTTTCTCAACCAACTTTGCGTTTTCCTGCTGTTCTTTCATCAGTTCCGTAATGTCCTTTGGTTTGGCATACGTTTTCAAATCCTGCGTTGTCAATCCCTGCCCGGCTGCATCTGATATTGATTTGTAGGTTTTCAAATCTCGGTTTACTCCGGTACGTTCTGTTTTAAGCCCGGCAACGGTTGTATCAATTTCGGCAATCCTTGTTCTTACTTCTTCCGGCAACAAAGACTTTACAACCTCAATTTGCTTTCTGCGTCCCTCGGCGGTTTCCGACCAACGGGAAAATTCCACGGCGTCAAAATCTGTATAACCGAAAATCTTTTGCAACATAGAAACGTTATCACTTTTCATTCCGGTTGTCTTTGATTTAATTGATAACGTGCCACGTGGGTTTGCTTTTGTGAATTTCAATTCAACCTCGTATTCCTCTCCGTCGTCGCCGACAATCATTTTTGCAAAACCTTTGCTTTCTCCGTTCTTCAATACGGCGTCACGGTACCCGGTCAACAAAACCCCAATTGCTTTTAATACAGTTGATTTTCCCAACTCATTATCTCCGGTAATGAAATAAACGTTACCGTCGAAATCTGCGTTAAACTCTTTAATTACTTGGAAATTTACCAATTCTAATTTCTTAACTATCATTTTTGCTCTCGGTTTGTGCCGGGGTTTCCCCCGGCGGTTAATATTATTTTTTTGTTTCTCTCATTCTTTGGTATATCATTGTTTGCACCTTAACAAATGCGTCCCGGCTTTCTTTCGCTTCCTCAACCGTGCAATCAGCAATGAAATTTTCCAAACGCTTGTATAATTCGTTCAACTCTTTGTCGCTTATTGCGTGCCGGGTTGCTCCTACTTCATCTATAAACATATCAAAACACCATTTGTATTTCAGAAATCTTATATCCTAACTCTTTTGCAATTTCTATCGCACATTCAACGTTTTCTATTCCATCAAACATCAATGTTTTTGTTTGAAAATCTATGCCATAAAATGAAACTTCATTATTATGCGCATTAATACCGTTTTTGTGAATCTCTAATAACTTCATAGTTTTATAATTTATCCGGGAACCCGCCCGGTCGGTGTTTGTCGTACTCTGAAAGATTTTGGCTTTATCACTTCATTTAATCGGTTACCGAACCATCATTTAACCCTTTGTAGATACCGTTGCTTACTTTCTACTCTTACGAACTTAATCTTTCAACAGTCTTTTTGCATTTTGGTTAGACTGTGGGGTCTTTCGTTGTTTGACACTGCAAATATACGCATAACATTTTAACTACCAAAATTTTTTCTTTTTATTTTCAAAAAAAAAAAAATAAACCCGGAACGTTATACATTCCGGGCATAAATCAAAACAGCCTCATTTGTTTATCTGTTATTTTAGCAACAATTGCATCAACTTCACTTTCTAATTTCTTGCAGGTCGCTAATATTTCCGGGCGACGTTGCGCAAAATATCTGCGTTGATTATGACGCAATTGTTTTGTTAATTCAATAAAATAATCAAAGGCATATTCCCATTCATAACCGTATGCAATTGAAACTTTATGTTGGCAACATCTTGTTATTAAAGAATGGTCGTAACCATATTTTTTACATGCTTCATCAATACTTTCAAAATAACCTATCAATTTCCCGTTCTTAAACTGAAACAAAGGTTTTGAATGTAAACAACATTTGCCACGTTTCCCATAAAAAGGACAATTTTCTCCACTTTTAGATAATCCAATACGTTCTTTTGTTATTGGGTTATTATTATTTTCTTTTATAGTAACCCATCTTAAATTATCAACAGAATTATTTTTTCTATTTCCGTCTATATGGTCAACGCATGGTTTACCGTCCGGGTTTGGAATAAATGCCATTGCAACAAGTCTATGAACTAAACATGTGGTTACTTTCCCTCCAATACATAAATGAATGTGTTTATAACCGTATGTGTTTGTTTGCTGTTCCATCAACTTTCCATTTCTAAACACATTTCCGTTTCTATCAATTTCATATTCTTTAAAATCCGGAATACTTATTTTTTCCGGATTTTCGATTTGCGGGGCTTTTTCTTCTTCCATGTATATTTTATCCATTTTGAAATTAAAATCGCTCTACGTGGCTAAAACAAACGTTCGTGCATGTTGCTTGGTAAATTCTGACGCACCCAACCGGGGTTGTTGCGCAAAATGTATCGTCCAAAGTGCATTATCAACGTGGCGTCGGCGTTCCACAATGTCGGTTTCAATTCCGGGTACAAATTCCCGGCAATCTCTTTGTATCTGCGTTTTCGCTCGCTCTTTTCCTCCTTTTTCCGGCTTATCTTTGCCCGCAACTTCAATTCGTTTTGCCATTTCATAGGATGCACCATAACAAACGGAACATCGCAAACTGAAATGATTGCTTTCAACTGCTCAAAGTTTGCCATCATCTTTTGTATTCGGTACAACTTTCCCATATTGACGCCATCGGCACCCGGCGTTATATCATCCGGGCGCACACTTAGTTTTTCAAGAAAAACAATTAGCGAACATATTGTTTTCAAATGATTCAAATAATCTCTTATGTCGTTTATATCCTCCGGCATTTTTATGGCGGTTATATTGTGGTTTGGTCGCCATGTTACTATGCCCCCACTTGTTCCGGGGTCAATTCCCACTACTGCTGAAATTTTCATAATTAAAATAAAACTTGCTGTATTTGAAACTCAATTAATCTTTTCTTTGCTTGTTCATAATAAACCGGGTCTTTTTCAATTATAGTTAAATCAAAGCCCAATTTATGTGCGGCTATTGCATGGCTCATACTTCCGCCGTGCGTGTCCAATATCCTTTGACCGGGTTCTGCAAAATTTTGTAATAGCCATTCATATAATATTATTGGTTTTTGTGTGGGGTGTATCTTTTTTTCTTTGACTGAACTTTTACCTTGTAAATTTCCATAATATCTATAATCAAAACATTTTGCAGGGCAATTAAAATTAGTCCACGCAAACTCACCATCTGAAAAGTTAGGAACCGGATTTTGTTTGTACCAAAATATAAAACATCGGCATGGAGGCAATTTATAATAATTTCCACCCCATATTATACATTTATTAGAAATTCTGAAAAGTTCGTCAAAATAAATATCATTTGATATATCATTATCCCAATTCTTTTTTTCATGCTTTGACCTTGCAGGTTTTGCAGCGTAATCAATTCCGTATGGCGGGTCAACAATTGCCAAATCAAAAGATTTATCACTTTGGGATTGCATAAACTCCATGCAATCCCCGTTTATTAATGTTATGTTTCCACATTTTTCAATTTTCATCTTTATATCCTCCCTCTTTTGTAAAATAACCTATTACGCCAATTATAAAGCAAACAATAAATAGTTCCATATTTAAAACTTCATGTAGTTATCAACTTGCATTTCCTCGGAAATCATCCGGTCAAATGCTTTTATAATCTCCTTTTTCCGGGCAACCTCAAACGCCGTAAAATCAATTTCCGGGCTTTCGGTTCCTTTTCGGCGAACTTGAAACGCTGTATATTGGTTTATCATTCCACGGGCTACACGCTGCATATACCGGGCAAACGCTTCTTTGCGGTCGTCCTCTTTAACTTGTACATCATCAGCTAACCCGCATTTTTGCAACCATTCATACAAAAACATATCATCAGTTAGCCCCAATATTAATTTCCCGGTGTATTTGTAGCAAAGGAAAATATAACGGTTCCGCCATTGTCTTTGTATCTCAAATCTCCGGATTTGCTCCGGCGAAATTTCATTTTTTTTTTCCGGTATAGCTTTGTATGCTTTGTCAATTACATCTGTCTGCTTTTGCTTGTATGCTTTCAGAATCTTTGAAAGATAATCCGCATTGAATTGCTGATAATGATTTTTATCCGGGTTCCCGTGTTTATCTTTCGGCAAAAATTCGTCTAATTCCCCGGTCGTCGCCAACTCAAAAGCTATCTTAATATCCGCCAACGTCATATCAGAGTGATAACGTTTCAGAATATCCAACAACCGGGATTGTATATAATTCCAATCATTTTCATTCTGTGGTATTATATAACCAACGTCCATTGCTATACGCTTAAACAACAACGAAAGATTTTCAACTAATTTTGCATCGTCAATTTCCGCAATTGGTGTTTTTGTTGACGCTGCGAAAACATATTTTTCAACTGGGTTTAATGCTTTGGCAACCTCCGGCAATTGCATCATTCTACGGCGTACTTCAATGGCTTTTGTTCCGGGCTTGGTATTATATATTTCTAAAGCCGTATTTTCTTTTTTTTCAATAGCTCCCATATCAATCAAAATCATTGTTTAAATACTTCATCATATCCGCAATTTCTTTGCTGCTTTGCTGCTCTGTCTTTACGGAACGTTTCATTTTTTCCCATTTTTCGTATTTTTCGGGGGTTGAATCATATTCTAACGCCGCCCAACCTTTTGAAATGCTTTCTTTTATCAGAATCAGCGCAAATTCTTCCGGGTATTTACTCAAACCATTTAAGTTTGCTTGTATCGCTGAAAAACTCTTTTGCGACGTTCTCCATTTCGGTTGACACATCAAAATATAAAAGTTCCGTTTAAATTCATCGCTATCAAATGGGAATACAAGTTTTGCAAAGTAATTATCAACTTTATCAATTACTTGTTTTCTGACGTCCAACAATTCCGGGGTAAACCCATAAACAATACTTGCTTTAACTGTTTTTTCTTCGTTTGAAAAATTGTCTTGTGAAAATCCGTTTGGATTTTCTTTTGAGGCTTTAGCCTCTTTCTTTATAGTATTA